CAATCAATGCCGTTTATTCTGCCAGCAACGGCGGAAGAACTGTCAGCAGTCAGGAACGCTGGGGCGGTGTCAGACCGTATCTCATCGCACAGGATGACCCGTGGGATGACAGCACAAAGCGAACAGGACACGGTGTTGGATTGTCTCAGCGTGGTGCTAAAGCAATGGCAAAGGCCGGGAAAATGTACAGAGAGATACTGGCGTTTTACTATCCTGGGACAAAGATTGAAATGTTGCCTGATACAACTGATACAAATTCTCCTACAACTTCTCATACAATTTCTCATACAACTAATGGTACAAAAGGGGGTGAACAAATGGTAACAGCTAAAGACTTTATCGAAAAGGTAAAAATCCCTTTACAGGAAGGCTGGGGCTATATTTATGGCACTTGGGGCATAATCTGGACACAGGCGAAACAGGATGCCAGCACCCGTGACATGACGGTCAAGTATGGCAGTAAGTGGATCGGTAAGCATGTCACGGACTGCTCCGGCTTGATCAGGAGGGCTCTTTACTGGCTTGGTGAGGAAATCGTTCACCACGCCCGGTATCAGTACACCGATTACTGCACGAACAAGGGAAAACTGGTGAACGGACGGCGTGAAGACGGGACACTTCCTCTGCCGGGGTCGGCGGTGTTCCTTCAGGGGACGGAGAGCAAGATTCACCACGTCGGCGTGTATGTCGGCGGGGATACCGTCATCGAGGCAAAAGGCACGGTTTACGGGGTGGTGACAAGCCACCTGAACCATTGGGATCATTGGGGTGAGCTAAAAATGGTTGACTATACGGACGCGGCGGCGCTTGAGGTGGAGGACGCAATTACGCATGAGGACACGCAGGAGGATGCGACTGCCGGAACGATCGTGAAGGGTATCGTCAGCAATCCTAACCGCTTCCTCAAAGTCCGGTCGGCTGGAAATAGTTCCGCAAAGGTGGAGTTTCAGGTGGAGAAAGGCTCCATCGTCGAAATCCTTGACGCAGGAGAACCTGACTGGTGGCAGATCAGGTACGGCGGGCGTATCGGCTGGGCAGCAGCGAAGTATATCACCCCGATTGTCCCTGAAAAGGAAGATGCTCCAGAATCGCCGGAAACGCCCCTTCCTGACGCTGACGAGACGGACGGGCAAACCCACACCACCGTTCATGTCGAGCAAATAGAAGCGCTCCTGCAAGCCGTGGACAGCATATCCGCACTTCTTTCAGGAATGCAGGAGATTCTTGCGAAACTGAAGGAAGGTGCAGAGCCGTGACGGACGCATCATGGACTTGGTTCGGCTTCCTGATGTTCATCGCGTTTGCCCTGCTCCTTTGGGCACTTTTGGCCGGGAGGAACAACAAGCCATGACAGGAGGCCCGTGTGCGAAAGACTGCCCGAACCGTTCTGCCATCCCCAACTGCCACTCAACATGCGAACGGTATCTCGCCTATGATGCCGAACGGAAAGCCCTCGCCGAAAAGCGGTACACAGAGAGCGTCGCAATGGACGCCCTGATCCGCAACGCTGAAAAGGCGAGGAAACGATACTACAAACGAAAACGGTATAAATAAAGGAGAGTGATGCCGTTATGGATAAGTTGTCCCCAGATATGCTTATGACATTTCTGATCGTGGCGGCGGCGCTTGGCGCTTTCATCCTGCTAATGCTAAACATTCAGGAGAAAGTGAAGAAAAACCGCAAGCCGCAGGAGGACTTGGAAAAGCGTGTGACTTCCTTGGAACGTGACATAAAACTGCTGACCGAACAAAGCCAAAAAACAAATGAAGGTGTAAAAGCCGCCTGTCGAGGAGTGAACGCGATCCTAAACCACATGATTACGGGCAACTCAATCGACAGCATGAAAAAGGCACAGGCAAGTTTTACCAACGATATGATAGAAATGCAATAAAGAAAGGAGTATCGTTATGACGAAGGAAGATTGGGTTCGTAAACTTACCAGCAGAAAATTTTGGGTCGCTATTGCCGGACTGGTCACTGGTATTGTCGGATTCCTGAAGAATCCTACCACAGATGCGGAAGTCATCACATCCCTGATTATGGCGCTTGGCTCCATCGTGGCTTATCTCGTTGCCGAGGGTCTGGTTGACGCTGCCCGTGAAAGCGGGGATCTGTACGTGACGGAGCCGGAAGAAAAGCCCCCGGAAAACATTGAATGATAACAAGAAAAATGCTATGCTGTCTTTATAAGAAGAAGACGGGAGGCAGTGGGCATGTCTGAAAAGAAGAAAAAGGAAACCATGTACGATAAACTGAATGACGAACAAAAGGCCGTACAGATTCCGTATTTCATTCATGAAATGCAGATGACGCGGATGGACAAAATCAATAAGCGTCTTTGGATTGCGTTGATTTTGCTGGTTATTCTTCTTGTCGGCACAAATGCCGGATGGATTATTTATGAATCACAGTTCGTCGATGAGGCGTATTCTTACGAAGTAATGCAAGATTCCGGCGAAGGCGGACAGAACACCTATACTGGAAATACCGTAAAGATTATGGGTGGTGATTACAACGGCGAAGCAGAAAGTGAAAGTGACGGTGAAGCGGAGGTCACTGAAGACTGGCGGTAACTCAGGTTACAAAAAATGCGACACCTGTAAAGGTACTGGGCGTGTCAGATCAAAATGATTAAGGCAGAAGATTTTGGACGTTCCGGAATCGAAAAGATTATTGATGAATGGGTGATCGGAAAAAACGGAGAACGTGACAGACTGATTATGAAACTCCACTTCATCAACGGATACACTTTTGAGGGACTTCAGAAAAAACTTGACACAATGGAAGACGAATCGTTTCACTTATCAATCGACAGGCTGAAACAAATTATTCTTCAAAGGTCAAACCAAATCGAAAAGCATATCACCATCACTAACAGGGCCGGTTAATACCGGCTCTTTTTTTATGCCAAAAAACACCACAAAAAGGCAACGAAAACTACACAAAAGCTACCGGAAAGCTACCCGTTCAGTCACTTCTGAACGGGCTTGTTTTTTGTGATAATTCAGGCAAATAAAGCAGTTGCTGCAGAAAGGAGCGCCGACATGAGTGATCTCCCTGAGTCTTGTCAGAAAGCCATTCAAACGATTTCAAAGGAAATGGGGGTTGACCCTCATACCGCCTATGCCATGCTTTCTCTGGAAGCGGTGCTGTATGATCTCAGCCCGTCCGATGAAAGAACTGTAAACATGCTGCTTCAGAATAATCAGCCATGTGGATAAAAACCAATGCTAATCCCGGAAACCGTCGTGTCGGCGACTGCGTAATCCGGGCAATAGCAACGGCAACGAGCATGTCATGGCTGGAAGTGTACGACGCCCTGTATTGGGTCGGACGGAGCGTATACGACCTGCAACCGTCCAATGAAGTTTGGGGACTGTACCTGTATGAGATGGGCTTTGAGCCGTTCATCCTGCCGGATTCCTGCCCGGAATGTGTGACCGTCAAGGAGTTTGCGAAGCGTTTCCGGCACGGACGGTACATCGTCGGAACTGGAAACCATGCCGTTGCTGTGATTTCTGGGAACTACTATGACACGTTCGATAGCGGATCTCTTGTTCCATCCTACTTTTTTAAAGTCGATTAAGGAGGCTTCAACATGGCTTACAACAACTTTCCCGCCTACGGTTCCTATCAGCCCTATCCGAACAACAGTTATCAGCAGCAGTATTCCCAGGCTGTCCAGCCCTATCAGCAGCCCACAATGAGCTACGCACAGCCGCAGCAGACCAGGGTCGGCATTGAGTGGGTGGACGGTGAGGTTGGTGCAAAGGCTTTCCAGCTTCCCGCCGGTTGGCCTGCAAATGCGCCGATGCCGTTGTGGGACACGAACGACACGGTGATTTACCTGAAATCCATCAATCAGATGGGAATGCCGAACCCGCTTCAGAAAGTCCGCTACACCATGGAAGAACAGCCGAAGATGTCAGCAGCCATGTCCAGTCAGGCGGCTCTGCCGTCCGGCGAAACGAACCAGCAGATGCCTGATATGAGCGAGTATGTCCGTAAGGATGAACTTGAACAGATGAAAGAAGAACTGAAAGCCGCTATCACGTTCGCTGGAAATACTGCGGAAACGAAAGGGGCGAGGGTAAATGGCAAATCCTCTGTTTAACGCCGTTATGGGCGGTTTTAAGCCGCCGATGAATCAGCATAACCAAGATTACCAGCAGAACGGTACAAACGCCCAGAACGGTCCTATGGGCCAGCAAATCAGCTTTCAGGACGCTATGAAGCAGTTGCAGGCCCATCCGGCGCAGCTCATGAAACAGGCTGGCTTTAACGTACCTGAAAACATTGCCAACAATCCACAGGCATCCGTGATGCACCTGATCCAGTCCGGACAGGTCGGTGGACCGATGATGCGGATGATTCAGCCGATGCTGAACAGGCTGATGGGCGGAAGAAGGTAAATAAGAGCAATCCCGCTCAGTGCGCAGGGGCGGTTTGCAAATAAACGGAAAGGACAAAAATAAGATGACTGAAAATTCTAACGGCAACGGCTTCTATATGCCTGTCGCTCCTGCCGGTTATGGCTATGGCGGTAACGGCGGCTTTGGCTTTGGCGGACAGGACGGTTGGTGGGTGATTATCCTGCTGCTCCTGTTCGGCAACGGCATGTGGGGCGGTTTCGGCGGCGGCAGGGGTGGCATGATGTGGCCTATGATGATG